GTAGTTGGAAAGACGACAAGGCCTGAGTTGCTGTACGAAGGAGTGGTCTGGTTAGGATTAGCGGTTACTACACACAATGTCCGATTAGGATCTGGTGTGAATGGTAGATACACCCGTGTGTGTTCGTCACCAACTGTCGAGTAATAGGCCTTACTGACAGGTGCCTTCCACATGTCCAGACGTGGATCCACACGGCTACCATCAGCAGTCAGGAACGTGGACGTAGTTGGACTTTGGATGATGCTGATCTTTTGGATAGCAATGCTTGCATCTTGCTGAGTTACAAGCCAGAAGATATCCCGATCAATGGCGTGATGAAGAACCTTACCTGAGGCAACCCACTTAAACCAGGACTGCAGTTCACGTTGATCACCATCAGCGTAGAACCTAAACAAATAGAGTTCACGGCTAGTTGTGCTGCCAAACGAGAGAAGGCTGTTCTGTGGGGAGCTGACGACTTGATCGACCGTCGAGGGAATCCATTCAGGAACGATCCTTGAAATGTCAGTCACAATGGGGCTATCGTCTTGCCCCCGTGTGAGCATTTCAAAGACACGGCAATACGATGGTGTCTTCGATATGAATGCAACAGTCGTACCCAAATCCACTGGATCATTCGTTGGATCCATCTCGTAGTTGGATACGGTCTTGATCGTGGTCCCTGAGGGCGTCAGAACGCCTTCTGTGCCCTGCATAAGGAATTGCTGGGACCGACTAAACAGAAGCAGTCCCTGGGCCACAGGAACGACTCCGTGGAGCGATGCAGGACGAATACTGGAGCAGGAGATATCGACAGGGTCAGAAGCAACAGAGGTCAGACCAGACGTGTTGTACAGGTTGAAGTAGTCACCTGCTTGACTCAGACAGACATTCTCCTCCGACAGGAACCCTAATCGGTTGTTGTAGAAGAACAGTTGTTGAATAGTTGATCCAACAAAGCTGGGATGTGGGTTGCTTTCGTCATCACCAACAAGACGAGGTTCCCAAGTAACTTGCTGGAAGGTGAACGTCCCATTAGCGTTGCGTACAAGCTGATGAGGCATCGTTGAAGCCGTAAGCCCAGTGCTCACATCAGGCTTGACTGTCTCTTCCCAATAGCCATTACCAGACACACCATCATCAGCTACGAACTGAACGTAGTAGTTGTCTTGGGTTTCATTGCTGTTGGAGATTTGTACAATTCGACCATGCTTTGCTTTACCAGGAAGCTTGGAGATATTCTCAACAGACTCCTGATAGCCGTACATGGCATCACCATCAGGACCACCGCTTACTTCAAGCGAGAAAGCTGCAGTCTTGTCAATCTCGATGGTTGTGCCAATCCTAGTTGCTGTCACGCCTGAAATAGTATTCAGATCAGCGACCAATGCATTCAGGATCGCATCAGCATTGACAGTATTTTGAGTCTGTGACGGCGTGGTGATCGTTGCTTCAGAATTGAAGGTGGTATAGGTTTTGGTAGTGGAGTCAATCTTAACTGTATACTTAGCACCATAAGCAACATCCTTCAACACAACAGTGCCACGCTTACGAGCCGTATAAGACGGTGCTGCAGTAGTGGTGACCGTGATCAGTTTGTTGGTGATGAAGGTGTAGTCATTAATCGTCAGGATGTCGTAGTCATCCTTTCCACCAGTCAGGTAGCTAGTAGCTCCTGCTCCGTAACTAACGGTGCGCGGTGTGCCGTCAGTAAGACTCCAAACATTGATCGCTGTACCTTTGATGACAACAAGGTACTGCTCAGTGGCATCACGAAAGATCGAGAACCACTTGCCATTGGAATAAGTGTTAGGTGCAATGAGGTTATTGCTACCGTCTCTCAGGTCCTTAACAAACTGACCACCGGGACGCTTGATCAGACCAAACGTTGGATCTGGATATCCATTATCAAGCTTGGTGACTTGACCAGGAAACTTAAGGTCATCAGTTTGTTGAGATACTCCACCAAGGAAGTTGGGGATTCGTTGGGTAACTGATGCCATATCAACGTGCTAAGGTTTTAAAAGGTTGATAGCTAGAGTAATAGTCATTGCCACGAGGGAAACCAAAGAACGAATAATCACTTTGGTTGCAGTCGTACTCCATCAAGCTGGCACGAGTCAGAGCTTCTTTTTGCTGCAGCATCTGATAAAGGGTTGAGTCACCGATGGTCTTCATCGATGTCATCACAGAAGCACGAGCAACGATGTAATCCCTGACAGGGAGGGGGAGGTCAACAAAGTCAAACAGCCATACCACGTCACATTTGACTTCGGTAAATGCAGACCAGTTATAGGTATGATTGATCTTGTCGTACAACTTGCCAGAGCGACGTACGACCTCACGACCTTTATTCTCAAACAGGTCAGAAAGGTCAATACTCAAGACATTAGACGGGATGACAATGTCACCATTAGTGTCAGGAGTGAACGGGTATTCAGTTTCAGTATTAAAGCCCCACCCCTCTGACTGCAATTCACGATTGACCTCAAGCAGAGTGTCATACGCAATCGAGACATCAGGGTTTGTATTAGTGAGAGTAGTGACAGGAGCCTGTCCTACTGCTCCGAGTATTTGATTTACGGCATCCAGTTCGGTGGACACTAAAGCACTAGGAAAAGCCATATCACTATTCAAAGAAAGAAGGGGAGTCTTAAATAAGCTCCCCCGTAATTAAAGGATCAGACGTTGGTGATGTTGCACTCAACGCTGGGGTAGGCAATACGCAGACCCTTGGTCACCGACTTCACAGCGGAGTCAGCAACGGCAGAGCCATAGCCTTTGCGGGTCTTAGCCACAGAGATGCGCTCAGCATCAGTAGCGCAGACGCCTTGGGCGTTAGAAGCAGCCATGATAAACCTCAGTTGGTGTAGTTGACAGTGTCAACACGGAAGGTTGCGGGAGTGGTGCCAGCAACAGTCAGCACATCACCCACGCGATAACCATCACCACCAGCAGCAACAGTTTGGCCAGTAACAGCACCATCAGTCACAGTCGTGGTAAGGGTGCAGCCAGTGCCATTGATGTTGTCATCAGTGGTGGCTTTAGTACCAGCCGTTTGGCCAGTACCAGCAGTCAGTCGAGTTACAGTCACAACAGTCCCACCCTCGCGACCCGGTTCAATGGGAGGACGAGGGTAGAACGTTGCACTAGTGGTAACTCCAACGCCGTCAACAATTTGAGCAGCCATCGGTAGTACCTCTAGTTATCAAGTACGAGCAGACTGCAGTTCGATAGCAGCAGCAGGGTTCAGGGTGCCGCAGCCCATAGCAAGACGACCCACGATGATGTCACCCTGATACATGGTGCGAACATCGGAACCAGTGGTTTGCACTTGGGGACCGATAGCTTCCACAACACCAGCGGCATCTTTGTGGTAGATCAGACCGCAGTGGGTGCTGAAGTTGCCGGAGTAATCGTTGTTCTCACCGTTCACAGACGACACGGTGCCAGCCAGGAAGGGCAGGTTGTTGGAGCGCTTGATGGGGATACCAGCGATCTCATACAGACCTTCACCAGACTGCAGGCTACCGGAGTTGTTGCCGAAGTCACGGTTCAGGATGTTGCTGTCGACTTGGCTCACCAGTGCATAGTATTGACGCGGAGCCAGCACAGCCATACGACCCTGCTTGGGCAGGTTCTTCTCATCCATGATGGAAGCAGCTTCAAAGAAGGCATCCACAAGAGCCTGAGCGTCGTACTCTTTCTGCACACCCAGTTGGATCACCGAACCGCCGGGCTCAGGGCCAGGAGCAGCAGTGATGGGGTGGGCTTCACGAGCAGCCTTAGCGATCTGACGGAAGATCTTCTTGTCGTAAGCCTCAGCCAGAGCGTGGCCGATCTTGGCGGCGATCTCAGAACGCAGGCTGTAGTGGGCGAGAGTCTCATCCAGGTCATAGACGAACGCGCTGGACACCAGCAGGTCGTCACAGACGATGGTCTTCTCAGCCACCGGGGGATCACCACTACCCAGGATCGGAGTCCCAGGCTCGTGGTAAGAAGCCTCCATACGGCCCGTGAAGATGAACTGCATAGCCTTACCATTCTTCAGGGTACGGCTTTGCACAGTCCCTTTGGCGATAGTGGCGCTTTCATACGCCTTGAACATTTCGCCAGAGAACAGTTTCAGATAAGTTGCATACTTGGTATCGTAAGCAGTACCAAGAGCAAGAGGAGTGGCCGACGTATTATTTACGCGACCAATAGAAGTTACGGTAGTGTTAGCCACAATAGTAAAGAGAGAAGTTTGTGTTCGTTCTCTCTAAGCGCTTAGAGAATCACATGATTGAACATGTGTTCTGAAAAAGATTGTTGAATGTCGTCTCTCCGACTGTCATGACTAAAGGTTGTCTCCCGTAGGAGGCCAATAGTCAAGAGGAACAGGGTCCGACACTGAGGTGCCCTGTTCCAAGGTGATCAGCAGCCTTTCTTGCCGCCGCCACCCTTACCGCCTTTACCTTTCATGATCAGTTAATTCGTTGAATAGTAACTTGACCAACACCCGCACTTCTCAAGCCAATAGCCTCTGCTGCAGCACGACTGAGATCGATATCACGACCATGAACAAACGGTCCCCGATCATTGATTCGTACAGTCGTACACTTTTTGTTTGAAGTGTTGCATACCCGAACCTTGGTTCCAAATGGAAGGGTTCGGTGTGCAGCCGTCATTGAGTGCATATTGTAAATCTCACCAGAAGCGGTGCGATTTCCGTGATACGGATGCCCATACCACGAAGCAAGAGAAGCGAGAGTGAGTGTCAGAGTAAGCATGAGTTCATTGCAAGGGACTTTTATATTGCTTACTCTTCCAATATCATTTAGAAGTTGAGATCAGACATCTCAAGCTTCGCAGCTACATCTGCACGGTATGCAGGATCAGAGTCGTAGCGAGGATCGCTCATTGCACGAACAAGCTCAGCTTGACTACGGAAACCTTGTTGCTGAGACGACGGAGCTTTACCGGTCAACATCTGACCGTCATAACCTTGAGCTTCCTGGAACCGGAATGCCAAGGCATTAACAGCGAAGTAACAAGCAAGAGGATCACCACGATCCATGACTGAGTCATACATCGAGATCTCTTGTTCACTCAGATTATCCTGAGCCCAAGCCATCATCTGGGAATACTGCTCCTGACCGCCAACGATGCCTTGAAGCGTTTGAACATCAGCATCACTGATCGTCTCAGCTTTACCACCTTCCTCAACTTGAGAACGGTAGTCAAGATACATCTGTGCAAGATCAGTGGGATCCATATTCTGCAGAGCCTCAATGGTCTCCTGCGAATACTCGTCTTGTGATTCTTGCCAAAGTATCTCAAGGAAATCATTATCGATCTCCTCAGGTGCGTCTTCCTCTTGTTCAGGTTCAGCTTGTTCTTCAACCTGTTCTGGCTCACGGTTACCAAGCTTTCGTTGAAGCTCGATATA